TTGGGAGACCAATCATGGTGGGGAATATTTTGCAGCGGGTGTTGGCGGTTCTATCACAGGACGAGGGGCGGACTTACTTATTATCGATGATCCACATACTGAACAAGATTCATTGTCAGATAGTGCAATGGAAAGAACTTATGATTGGTATCTTTCTGGACCAAGACAACGTTTACAACCAGGAGGCTCGATTGTTCTTGTAATGACAAGATGGGCTCAAGATGATTTAACTGGCAGATTAATAAAATCAGAAAGTGAACCTAAGGCAGATAAGTGGGAAAAAATTTCTTTTCCAGCTTTGTTGGGTGAAGATGATCCGAGACCCGTGTGGCCTGAATACTGGTCTTTAGATGAACTAGAAAAAGTTAAAGCGTCTATATCCATCAGGAACTGGTCTGCACAATACATGCAAAACCCTACGTCAGAAGAAGGAGCAATCTTAAAACGAGAATGGTGGCAGCCGTGGACCAAGGATCTTCCATCTCTAAAACATGTTATACAATCTTACGACACTGCATTTAGTAAAAAAGAAACTGCAGATTATTCTGCTATTACCACATGGGGAATATTCACGCCTCACGAATCAGGGCCTGATGCTATTATGTTAATTGATGCTATTAAAGGTAAGTATGATTTTCCTGAATTAAAAATGGTAGCCTTAGATCAATACAAATACTGGCAACCAGAAACAGTAATCATAGAAGCAAAAGCTTCAGGTCAAAGTTTATTACAAGAATTTAGAAGAATGGGAATTCCGGTTATGGATTACACACCTGGAAGAGGACAAGATAAACATTCAAGAGTGAATGCATGTGCTCCGATTTTCGAATCTGGACAAGTTTATTACCCTAGAGATGAACATTGGGCAGAAGAAGTTATAGAAGAATGTGCAGCATTTCCACATGGAGAACATGACGATTATGTGGACAGTACCACTCAAGCTATGTTAAGATACCGACAAGGTTCGTTTATAACAACTTATTCTGACGAGGATGAGGTAGAAAGTTATAGACAAAAAAAATATATATATTATTAGGAGAAAAGACATGTCAAAAAGATCAAGAAAAAGAAATAAGATTCTTGCAGCTATGGTAGGTTTAGCTGGTGCAAGTAAATTAGGACTGTTATCTAAATCACCAGTAGCAAAATCTGGTGTTTATGATGCAGCATCAAAAGCAAGAAAAGTTTTTGATAAAAAAGGTCCTACTGGTCCATTAAGAAATACAAAAAATGTTGTAGCTAGTGGTATCACAAAACTTAAAAGATCTGATCTACCATCACCAAGAAATATGAAATCTATTTTCGTAGGCGATGATGGTTCGATTACAAAAGGTTTAGAAAAGTTTAAGAATAAAGATGTTTATGCCAAAACTATGAGAGAGAGAAGAGGTCAAACTGGAACTGGTTTAAAAAGTTTTTTAAACAAAGTTGTGCTTGGTCCTAAAACTCAATTGAAAAAAGGAAAAATGGTAAAAGCTCGTGGCGGTGGAATGGCTATGGGTGGTATGAAACCAACTAAACTATATTAATGGCTGAAATTGAAAAAGCAATTGTTGAGGAGACAGAAACTCCTGATACAGAAGCAGTTGATGTTGAATTAGAAACAGAAGAAACTCCATCACTGTCAGATGTAGCAGATGCGGTAGATGATTTTTTTAAAAATATCGCAGAAGATATGTCAGAAGAGGTTCTACAAAGAATATCAAATAGATTGCTTGACGATTACAAAAAAGATAGAGTCTCAAGAAAAGATTGGGAAACTTCTTATACCAATAATTTAGATTTACTTGGTTTAAACCAAAGAGAGATGACTAGACCATTTAGAGGGTCTGCATCAGTTACTCATCCACTTTTATCTGAAGCTGTTACTCAGTTTCAAGCACAAGCTTATAAAGAATTACTTCCATCCCAAGGTCCAGTGAGAACTAGAGTCCTTGGTGTGGAAGATGATCAAAAAATAAATCAAGCTCAACGTGTCCAAGATTTTATGAACTACATGATCACTGAGGAGATGGAAGAATACACTCCTGAATTTGATCAGTTATTATTTTATTTAGCTTTAGCAGGATCTGCATTTAAAAAAGTTTACTATGATGAAGTGATGCAAAGAGCTGTATCTAAATTTATTCCTGCCGAAGATTTAGTGGTTCCATATTATGCAACAGATTTAATGGATTGTGAAAGAATTACTCATGTAATTAAAATGGGTGAAAACGAAATTTTAAAAAAACAAGAAGCTGGATTTTATAGAGATGTAGAATTAAAACCTACATCTAAGGGTCCATCTGATATTGAAAAAAAATATCAAGAGTTAGAGGGAATTACACCTTCAGTTGACAAACAGTATTCTTTTTCAATTTTAGAAATGCATGTAGATTGTAATTTAGAAGAGTTTGAAATGCAAAATCCTGAAAAACAAGTAAAGGTTCCTTACATAATAACTATCGATGAAGGTTCAGGTGAAGTTTTAAGTATATACAGAAACTATGATCCAGATGATAGTACAAAAAAACGTAAAGAATATTTTGTACATTTTAAATTTTTACCAGGATTAGGATTTTATGGCTTTGGATTAACACACATGATAGGTGGATTAAGTAGAACTGCAACACAATCATTAAGACAATTGCTTGATGCTGGTACATTATCGAACTTACCAGCTGGATTTAAGTCTAGAGGTATAAGGATTCGTGATGATGACCAACCATTTCAACCTGGAGAGTTTAGAGATGTTGATGCACCTGGTGGTAATATCAAAGATCAGTTTCAAATTTTACCATTTAAAGAACCATCAGCAACATTATATCAATTAATGGGGTTTGTTGTTGATGCTGGACAGAAATTTGCAGCGATAACTAATATGGATGTAGGCAACGATCTACAAAATAGAGCTGTTGGAACCACTGTTTCGTTAATGGAACGAGGTTCGAGGGTCATGAGTGCAATACACAAGAGATGTTACTACTCAATGAGAAGAGAATTTAGACTTTTATCAAAAGTTTTTGCAACATATCTACCACCAATCTACCCATATTCAGTATATGGTGCCGATCAAGCAGTAAAACAGACAGATTTTGATGATAGAGTAGATGTTATTCCAGTTGCTGACCCTAATATTATGAGTATGACTCAAAGAGTTACATTAGCTAACGAAAATTTAAAGATTGCTATGTCAAATCCTATGATGCACAACTTAAGAGAAGCATATCGTAGAGTTTACGAGGCATTAGGTACTCAAGATATAGATCAAATTTTAAAACCGTTAGAAAGACCTTTTCCAAAAGACCCAGCAACAGAAAATATGGATGTTTTAGCTATGAAACCGTTAAAAGCTTTTCCTGAACAAGATCATGATGCACATATTAATGCTCATAGAGCATTTATGTCTACAAGAATGGTGCAAATAAACCCACAAGTTTACACAGCATTACAAGCACATATATCTGAACACGTTTCATTAAAAGCACAAGGTGAAGTTGGTGCACAAATAGCAAATGATCCTAATATGACTGCTATGTTAGCAAGTGATCCTCAAGGTGCACAAGTACAAATTAATGCAATGGTAGCTCAAAGAGTGGCTACATTAACAATGGAACTTGCGCAATCAGAAGCAATGGGACAAAAACAAGATCCTTTAGTAACATTAAAACAAAGAGAACTTGATATTAAAGCATTAGATTTACAAAGAAAAGCAGATCAAGATATGATGTCTAATGAAATTAGAATGAATGAGTCAGAAGAAAAATTAGATATAGAAAAAATGAAATTAGAAAATAATGAAGACCAAGCAGCCGAAAGAATAAGAATTGCAGATGAAAAACTTAATATTGCAAGGAGTAAAAAGAAATAATGGCTGATCCAAAAAAAGGAACAGGTAAAAAACCTAAAGGTAGCAATAGAAGATTGTATACAGATGAGAATCCTAGAGATACTGTTAAAATTAAGTTTGCGACTCCTACTGATGCTCGTAAAACAGTTACAAAAGTTAAAAAGATATCTAAACCATTTGCGAGGAAGATACAGATATTAACAGTTGGAGAACAGAGAGCAAAAGTTATGGGTAAAACAGAAGTTGCTTCTATTTTTAGAAAAGGCAAAGAATCAATAAGAGCTGGGAGAAAAGTATAATGCCACTTACATCTAAAGGAAAAAAATTAAAAAAAAAATTTAGAGAACAATATGGTAAGAAAAAAGGTGACTCTGTTTTTTATGCCATGGAAAATTCAGGTAAACTAAAAAAAGTTATTAAAGCTAGAGGTGGAGATGCAGCTAAATCTGATCAGGCTTCTGGAAGAAGTGCTGGAAGAGCAGATCCAGGTGGAGGAGTTGATAGAAGTGCAGTAGGAGCTGGATCACAATTTGCAAAAAACAGAGCTAGACAAAATTTAGCACAACAAAGAAAACAAACTATAAAAGCTATTAGCCCAAGCACAACAATTGGTGGTCAAGCTTTAAAATATGGATTGATGTTTTCAGGTATACCTTTTGCTGGAAAAATAACATCAGGAATTTTAGATAGAGGTCAAAATCTTGGTTATGGAAAGCAAACAAAAAAAACAAATGTAACTAGAGAAAGAGATAGTGCAGGGGAACAAAACAGAGTTGCTCAAAAAATAATTCCAATTCAAGCAACAAAACCTATAGATACAAATTTAATAAAACCAAAAGATAATTTTTTTAATTTTGTATCTTATAAAATTGGAGGACTTTCTGGTGGTGTAAGTTATGGACCCCCTCCTAAGAGAGGGCCAAACCCACAAGTGCCTCCAGTTAAAATGAAAAAAGGAGGACACAAATAATGTGGTTATCAGCAATTAAACTAGCAGCACAAGCTGGTTCAAAAATTTATGCCAATAGGCAAAAAGCTAAAATGGCTATGTCAGATGCACAATTATTACATGCAGAAAGACAAGCACGAGGTGAGGAAGCTTACCAAGGAAAATTATTAGAGGCTCGACAGTCGGACTGGAAAGACGAGGCAGTTCTTATAATTTTGTCCACACCGGTAGCAGTCCTCGCTTGGGCAGTCGTATCGGATGATCCAACTGCGATGGACAAAGTAAAATTGTTTTTTGAGATGTTCTCGCAACTGCCGGGATGGTTCACAAATTTGTGGATTCTTGTCGTAGCCAGCATATATGGCATTAAGGGTACACAGATTTTTAGAAACGGTAAAAAATAGTCTATTTACAAAAACTTTAAATAATATATAGATTCGTAATGAATCTTAAAATGGTTTTAATTAATGCATTAGAAGATAGATATAATGCAAAAATATCTGAAGCAGATGCAACTATTAAAATATATCTGACTAATTCAGTAGGAATTGGAGAACACCCTCAACATTTAGATGAAATAGATAAACAATTAGCGATTATCACAGACGCAGAAGAAAAAATAAAAGCGTTACAAGCATTTAAACTATGATTCGTGGAGATAGTTCAGAATATGAATTACTTAAAAAATGGTGTGAAACACTAGAAATTCCAAAAGAACAAAAATCAGTAACAACGTGTGAAGTAGGTGTCCGAGAAGGTTTAGGTTCAAAAATAATTATGATGAGTATTGAGCCTAGAATTTATAAGATTAATTATCAACATTATGCAGTAGATCCTTATGGTGACTTAGAATATGATCACTTTGATAATCACCCTCAATGGAAGAGAGATGGTAAATGGACTTCAGAAGCTCCTAAATATTCCAATGACATGAGGGATCAAATGTTAAAAGATTTTGCAACTGAACCTCATTTTAAATTTTATAACATGACTGATGTTCAATACATGGAAATATTTAATTTAAGTAAAACAATTTATGATTTTGTATTTTTAGATGGTCCCCATACAACCAAAGATATTCTAAGAGAATCTCTTTGGTTTGCAGAAAGATCTAGAAAAGGTTCGAGAATAGTTATTGATGATTACAATTTATGTAACTTTGATGTGATAAGAGCTGCAATTTCTTATTGGGATTTCAAAATATATGAAAAAGGAAAAAATAAAATTTGTTTACAAAAAGATAAATAATGTTTGATTTTCATACAGTAGAAGCAATTAAAAATAAAATTAAAAAACAAATAGATGATGTAAAAGAACATATATGTTATGGGGTTGAAACAGAATCTCAATTGATGTATGCTAGAGGCAGACTCAGCGGATTAGAAACGCTGCTTCAGGATATTAAAAACCTGCATAAGGAGGATAACGATGGTACAATTGATTAAACCAAAACTTACTGATTTTGGAAAAGACCAAAAAAAAGAAGAAGAGGTAAAATCACAAATTCCAACAGATCCAAAAGGCATCAAAGAATATCTTGAAATCATACCTAATCCAGTCGGATATAGAATGCTT